CCAGATGGGCGGATGAGGTAGTTGAAGAAGTAGCATCATTTCCTTCGGGCGAACATGATGACTTAGTGGACAGCACCTCCCAAGCCCTGTTAAGATTCAGACGTGGCGGATTTATCCGATTAGACTCCGACGAAGAAGATGAACCATTAGGTTTACGTCGGAAAGTTCCATACTACTAAAGGCTAAAAAATGGCAATTGATAAAGGTTTATACCAAGCACCTCTAGGCATCGAAGAAGAAGCAATGGCTCAGGGCTTTGCTCCTATAGAGATTGAGATTGAGGACCCAGAATCTGTAACTATTGGCATTGATGGTATGCCTATTCTGCGCATCGAAGAGGACGATGAAGAAGATGACTTCTCGGCTAACTTAGCAGAAGATTTAGACGAAGGCACTTTACAGAAGTTAGCTTCTGATTTAATTGGTGACTTTGATTCTGATATTGGCGCCCGTAAAGATTGGATGCAAACATACGTTGATGGCTTAGAGCTATTAGGTATGAAGATTGAAGATAGAGCTGAACCTTGGGAAGGCGCATGCGGTGTGTATCACCCACTATTGAGTGAAGCGCTAGTTAAGTTCCAAGCAGAGACAATGATGGAAACGTTTCCAGCAGCGGGTCCTGTAAAGACGGAGATTATCGGCAAAGAAACAGCAGAGAAAAAAGATGCGGCCGTTCGAGTGGCTGCGGACATGAACTACCAGTTAACTGAAGTAATGAAAGAGTACCGTCCTGAGCACGAGAGATTGCTATGGGGCTTAGGTCTTTCTGGTAATGCGTTCAAAAAAGTTTATTACGACCCAGGTCTAGAGCGTCAAGCTTCTATATTTATTCCAGCGGAAGACGTAGTCGTTCCTTATGGCGCGTCAAACTTAGAGTCAGCAGAGCGTGTGACTCATGTGATGCGTAAGACTAAGAACGAGTTAGTTAAATTGCAAGTGGCTGGCTTCTATCGTGATGTAGAGTTAGGCGACCCAGTTAACTCTCTAGATGAAGTAGAGAAAAAGATTGCAGAACAGATGGGCTTCAGAGCTACATCTGATGACCGCTATAAGTTATTAGAGATGCACGTGGACTTAGATATTCCTGGCTACGAGCATACAGATGAAGATGGAGAAGTTACAGGTATTGCTCTTCCATACGTTGTTACTATTGAGAAAGGTACCAGCACGGTACTAGCTATTCGTAGAAACTGGGAACCAGATGATAAGACACAATCAAAACGTAATCACTTCGTTCATTACCCGTATATCCCTGGTTTTGGCTTCTATGCGTTTGGCCTTATCCATCTTATTGGTGCTTTTGCTAAGTCTGGTACTTCTATCCTTCGTCAGCTTGTCGACGCTGGTACATTATCTAATTTGCCAGGCGGTTTCAAAACTCGCGGTATGCGCATCAAAGGTGACGACACCCCGATAAGCCCAGGTGAGTTCCGTGACGTGGATGTACCAAGTGGCACTATGCGTGACAACATCCTACCTCTTCCATATAAAGAGCCAAGCCAAACATTATTTGCATTGATGAACCAGATTATTGATGAAGGCCGTCGCTTTGCGGCAGCAGCCGATATGAAGGTATCTGATATGTCAGCCAACTCACCAGTTGGTACAACATTGGCAATCTTGGAAAGAACATTGAAAGTGATGAGCGCAGTTCAAGCTCGTATTCACTATGCAATGAAACAAGAATTAAAGTTGTTGAAGCGCATCATTGCTGACTACACACCACCCGACTACAGCTACGAACCAGTTGAAGGCTCACGTTTGGCTAAGAAGTCAGACTATGACATGGTTGACGTTATTCCAGTTAGTGACCCTAACGCAGCGACAATGTCTCAGAAGGTTGTGCAGTACCAAGCGGCTCTTCAATTAGCCTCTACAGCCCCTCAGTTATATGACTTACCAGTATTACATCGTCAGATGCTAGACGTATTGGGTATTAAAAATTATCAGAAACTAGTTCCAATTGAAGAAGATAAGAAACCACAAGACCCGGTAACTGAGAATCAAAACGTTTTGTCGATGAAGCCAATCAAGGCTTTCTACTACCAAGACCATCAAGCTCATATTGCTGTTCATATGGCTGCTATGCAAGACCCTAAGATTATGCAGTTAGTAGGACAATCTCCTATGGCTCAGCAAATCGGTGCTGCGATGCAAGCGCATATTGCGGAACACCTAGGCTACGAGTATAAGAAGCAGATGGAAATGCGCATGGGTATTGAGTTACCACGCGGTAGAGAAGAAGAAGACCAAGCTATTCCAGAATCTATGGAAGTTGAAATTTCTCAAAGAGCAGCCCAAGCCGCTCAACAAATGTTGCAACAGAACCAACAGGAAGAGCAAGCTAAGCAAAACGCTCAGGCTCAGCAAGACCCATTGATTCAAATGCAACAGCAAGAGTTACAAATTAAGCAAGCAGAATTGCAGCTTAAACAGCAGAAGTTACAAGTTGATGCGGCAGCCAAGGCTGACCAGCTTGATATCGAACGCGAACGTATTGCTTCCCAAAAACAAATTGCGGGTATGCAAGTTGGCGCAAAAGTCGCTAAAGATAAAGCCCAGTTGGCCTCTAAGGACCAGCTAGAAGGTTTGAAGATTGGCGCAGAAATCGCTCGTAACAGAGCGCAGATGAACCAACCAAAAGGTAATAAAGAATGACAGCACTTGAGGTTCTACTCAAACAATGTCGTGAGAAACAAGAACAACTGTCGACAGCTTTAGCTGGTTCGGCTGCAAAAGATTACGCGGAATACCGCGCAATCTGCGGTGAAATTCGGGGTCTTTCATACGCAGAATCCTTAATCCTTGACCTTGCAAAAAAACTGGAGAACTCTGATGACGATTGATTTGTCACAGGCAGTGGACCTAGGAGCAATTCTAGATACATCGCCGGAACAAAAAGCATCGCAATTACCGAAGCCGCAAGGCTATCGCATACTTTGTGCAATCCCTGAGATTGAGAAAGAGTACGAAAGCGGTCTTATCAAGGCCGACGCAACAATTAATTTTGAAGAAGCTCTAACTACGGTGCTATTCGTAGTGGACTTAGGCCCGGATTGTTATCAAGATAAAGTTCGTTTTCCGAACGGCGCTTGGTGCAAAAAAGGCGACTTTGTGTTGGTTCGCCCGCACACAGGTTCAAGATTGGTTATTCACGGACGCGAGTTCCGCATCATTAACGATGACTCCGTAGAGGCCGTAGTAGACGACCCACGCGGTATCAAACGCAAATAAGGAGTAGAAAATGCCAGAATTAGAACAGGAAGACTTTAAGTTTCCAGACGAAATTGAAGCCGAAGAAGCGGCTAAAGGTGGTGAAGTCAAGGCGGAAGCTGATGATTTTGCTATTGAAATTGAAGATGACAGACCTGAAGCGGACCGTAATGCTGTCCCCTTAGACCAGGAAACTGTTAAAGAATTAGAAGAGGATGACCTTAAAGACTATTCTAAGAAAGTAAAACAGCGAATCGACCAGATGAAGAAAGTTTGGCACGATGAGCGTAGAGCTAAAGAAGAAGCCTTGCGTGAACAGCAAGAGGCTATTCGAGTGGCTCAGCGGTTACTTGAAGAGAACAAGAAACTTAAAGAAGCATACTCTACAGGTGAGAAAGAATATATCAGCACAGTGCAAAATGCTGCTGAATTAGAGATGGACGCAGCTAAGCGTGCTTACCGTGATGCGGTGGATTCGGGCGATACTGACCGTATTGTTGACGCCCAAACTGCACTAAACAGCGCTGCCATAAAAGCGGATAAAGTAAAAAACTTTAAGCCAACCGCTTTACAAGAGGAAGAATATGTTGTTAAATCACAACAAGAGCAGTATCAGCAACAGCCAAAGGTTGACCCGTTAACCTCTAAGTGGCTCGAAAAGAACACTTGGTATGGTCCAGACGAAGAAATGACAGCCTTAGCTTTAGCTGCACATGCTAAGTTAGAAAAGAATTTCGGAAAGCAATTTGTTGGTTCGGAAGATTATTTCAAACGCATTGATGAAACGATGCGCAAAAGATTTCCAGAGAATTTCTCTGAAGAAGTACAAACGCAGACCGGGGGCGACAAGCCTAGTCAGCGCGCAGATGCAAAACCAGCACCAGTGGTTGCACCAGCAACGCGAAGCACGGCGTCTAAACGAATTGTGCTAAAAGCAAGCCAGGTGGCGCTAGCCAAAAAACTTGGTTTGACCCCTGAGCAATATGCTCGTGAAATGCAGAAACTGGAGGCTTAAAATGGTTGCACCAAACAAACTTGCTCGCGAATTAGAGACCCGTGAAAAGGCAGAACGTCCTAAACAGTGGCGTCCAGCTTCACTATTACCAGAGCCAATTAAAGAAGAAGGCTATGACTATAGATGGGTACGCACTTCTATCAACGGTGCACCTGACGACCGCAACGTCTTAAAGGCGATGCAAGAAGGGTGGGAAGCTGTAGCGATGGAAGAGCAGTCAGAATTACAACTGTTAGCTAGCCGAGAAGGTCGATATAAAGACAAAATCGAGGTTGGTGGGTTGTTGTTAATGAAAACTCCGAAGGAGTTTGTGGAACAGCGCAATGCGTATGTTCAGAAAAACACAGATTCTCAGATGAGGGCCGTTGACAATGCCTTAATGCGCCAGAGCGATGCTCGTATGCCTATCTTTAACGAGAGAAAGTCTACGACTACCTTTGGTAAAGGTGAATAATTTTTTAATTTTAATTAGGAGTTCTTAAATGGCTTATCCAACCGTTTCAGCTCCATACGGTTTACTACCAATTAACTCTGTAGACGGCAAACCTTACGCCGGCGCTATTCGTCAGATTCCTATTACGGCATCTTACGGTACAGCAATCTACTACGGTGACGTTGTTAAACTAGTAACCGGTGGAACTGTAGAAAAATCAGCAATTGGTGCGAACGTTACAGCACAACCAACTTTGGGCGTGTTTGTAGGATGTTCTTACACTAATTCATCAAGTCAACCTGTTCAAGGTCAATACTACCCAGCATCTTCAGCTAATGGCGTTGCTTACGTAGTTTTAGACCCACAAGCTGCTTATAAAGTAGCTGTGACTACTTCTGGCAATACAAGCGTTGTTACTTCTGTAACACGTGCGGTTGTTGGTACAAACATGGAAATCGCTACTGGTGCAGGCAATGCAACCACTGGTGACTCTGGTTTGTCAGTAGTATCAGGCTCAGCTGCTAACACAGCTACTCTTCCAGTCCGTGTAATCGATGTTGTTCCTGAGACAGCTATTAACGCTACTAACTTCTCTGAAGTTATCGTTAAGTTCAATCAGCCACAATTAGAAGTTACGCTTGGTAACAACGCATCTTAATAGGAGCTATAAAAAATGGCTATTTCTCGCGCCCAGCTCTTAAAAGAGCTATTACCTGGTCTTAACGCTTTGTTTGGTTTGGAGTATGCCAAATACGGTGAAGAGCATAAAGAAATCTTCGAAACAGAAACTTCAGAGCGTTCTTTCGAAGAAGAAACTAAGTTGTCTGGCTTTACAGCTGCCCCAGTGAAAAACGAAGGTGCTGCAATTGCTTATGACAACGGTCAAGAAGCTTGGACAGCTCGCTACAACCATGAGACTATTGCTCAAGGTTTCAGCTTGACTGAAGAAGCTATCGAAGACAACTTGTATGACAGCTTGTCTGGTCGTTACACTAAGGCTCTAGCTCGTTCTATGGCCTACACTAAGCAGGTTAAAGCTGCGAACATTTTGAACAACGGTTTCACATCAGGTTACACTGGTGGTGACGGTGTTACATTGTTCTCTACACAGCATCCTTTAGTGTCTGGTGGCGTAAACAGCAACCGCCCATCTACAAACGCTGACTTGAACGAAACATCATTGGAAAATGCTGTTATTCAAATTGCTGCTTGGACTGATGAACGTGGTTTGTTGATTGCTGCTAAGCCAGTAAAATTGGTTGTTCCACCTGCATTAATGTTCGTTGCAACTCGTTTGCTTGAGACAGAATTGCGTGTTGGCACAGCTGACAACGACATCAACGCGATTAAGAACAATGGTTCTATCCCTGGCGGATACACAGTAAACCACTACTTGACCGATACAAACGGCTGGTATTTGACTACTGATGTACCTAACGGCATGAAGCATTTCGTTCGTACTCCGTTGCAAAACTCTATGGACGGCGACTTCGATACTGGTAACGTACGTTACAAGGCTCGTGAGCGTTATTCATTCGGTTGGTCAGACCCATTGGGTATGTTCGGCTCACCAGGTGCTTAATACGCCAAGTGTAGAAAGAGGGGCCTTCGGGTCCCTTTTTTGTTTTAAAAATAGTTGCAACTTATTTAAAATAGAGTAATATTAGGAAAACCGGGATTAACCGGCTTATTAGACTGCCCCGGCAGACGCATACAAGACTGATAAGCTTAACTCTGTATGGAGATTCAAAATGGGTACAACTACTTTTTCAGGTCCAGTCAAGGCTGGTAATATTCCTAACACAACAGGTACAACCGTAGGCACAGACGTAGCTAACGTAGGTTATGTGGTAATGGGTCAATCAGCTGTTATCGACATCATTGGCGCATCAGCAACTACAACAGTGGCTACTATCCCTGCAAATTCACAAATCGTTGACGTTATCCTTAACGTGACTACAGTAAGCAATGACACAAACGCAGCTGCGGTTGTTGTTGGTGTTTCAGGCGACACAAACGCTTTTATCCCATCAACTTCTGTTAAGTCTTTAGCTACTACTCGTGGTACTTTGGATACAGAAGCAACTGACGTTGGCTCAACAGACGTTCAAGTTATTGCTACATTTACTGCTACTGACGGCGACGGCACTACTGGTGCAGCAACTGTTACTGTACTTTACTTGCAAGCTCGTAACTTGACAGCTTAATTAATCTAGGGGCTTCGGCCCCACTTAACAATTTAGGAGATTAATTATGGGTATGCAATATGACGTAAAACAAGGTCACTTAAATCAAAGTGGTTTCTTTGTTCTTGGACGCAACCGTGTCAAAGGCGTTTCGTTTTTTGGTGCCGGTGGGGATTTAGTATTGTTTGATACAACTACAGCTCCAGTTACCGCCAGCGTTACTTATGAGCGAGCAGGGACTTTAGTAACAGTAACTAAAACTGCTCACGGATTAAATACCGGTGATGTTGTAGGTATTCATTTTAATTTGGCTAGTGGTGTAGGAGCAACGGATGGTAATTACCCTATTACTAGACTTACCGCAAATACATTTACATTAACTGATATTAACAGTGGAACTGTGGCTAATACTGCAACAGCAATCTATGTTAGTGGCGCAAATCGTTGGTTAATGACTTATGAAACTCAGGCAACAGACGAGTACCAAAATGCTCCTATCGTTCCAGGTGAAGGCGTACTAGCAGTAAACGGAATTTACGCCTATATGGACGGCATTGACTCAGCACAAATTTACTATGGCTAAGAAAAAAGGCGTCTCCCTCGCAGTAGGTCGTGGTGAGAAGCTACCTGTCTCGAAAGGGGCAGGTCTTACCGCTAAAGGTCGTGCCAAGTATAACAAGGCTACAGGGTCTAATCTAAAGGCTCCACAGCCTGAAGGTGGTCCACGTAAGAAGTCATTCTGCGCACGTATGTCTGGTATGCCTGGTCCTATGAAAGATGAAAACGGCAAGCCGACTCGTAAGGCAGCCTCTTTAAAAAGATGGAAGTGTTAAATGAGTGAAGAAGTGGTCAGAGAATTAGCAACTCACGCTAGCGACATCAAGCATCTACAGGATGATATGGATAAGCTTGTTAGCGACATGGAAGAAATTAAAAAATCCCTTGCTGAAATTAACAGAACTTTGTCTGAAGCTAAAGGTGGTTGGAAAACCTTGATGGCTATAGGTGGAGCGGTTAGTTTTATAACAGGCGTTGCCGGTTTTGTTGCCGGTTACTGGGGGCAAAAATAATGCCGAGCACAAGTAAAAAACAACGTAATTTTATGGCAGCCGCAGCCCATTCACCTGCGTTTGCTAAAAAAGTTGGCATATCTCAAGATGTTGCCAAGGAATTTAACCAAGCCGATAAAGGCAAAAAATTTAGGAGTGGCGGAATGAAACATTCAGATATTGCAAAAGACAAACCAATGATGAAAGCTGAAGCTGAAAAGGCTGTTAAAGGCCACGAGAAGCGTATGCACAAGATGGCCAAGGGTGGCGTAACACGTGCTGATGGCTGTGTATCTAAAGGTCATACTAAAGGCAAAATGATTTCTATGAAATCTGGCGGAGCTTGCTAATGAAAGCCCTAAAAGACCTAAGCGACAAAGCTAGTGATTATCTAGACAAGAAAGGTCTAGCGAATCCTGTAGAAGTTGCTAATGAAGCTTTGGGTGGCGAGACTCGTGAAGAGTCTAAAAAGCGCCGGGAAGAAGCAAAAGAACAACCTAAGCCAGAGATAAAGAAAATGGCTAAAGGTGGTTCAGCTTCTGCTCGAGCTGATGGCTGTGCTATTCGTGGGAAAACGAGGGCTTAAATATGAGACCAAGTCGTGGTATGGGTGCAATAAATCCAAGCAAAATGCCTACTGGCAAGAAGAAAGCCAGACGGGACGATACTGACTTCACGCAATACGCTGAAGGCGGTAAAGTATCTAAGGTTAATGCTGCGGGTAATTACACTCAACCAGGCAAACGCAAAGCATTGTTCAACCAGATTAAAAATTCGGCTGTTCAAGGTACTGCGGCGGGTCAATGGAGCGCTCGTAAGGCCCAACTATTAGCCAAGAAGTACAAAGCTTCTGGCGGCGGGTATAAGTAAGTGAGTGGCCTTGCAAAAAGTCAGCGCTCTCTTAAGTCCTGGACCGCTCAGAAGTGGACAACTAAGTCTGGGAAGCGTTCAAGTGACACTGGAGAACGATACTTGCCAGAAAAAGCAATTAAAGCGTTGTCACCTGCTGAATATGCAGCTACAACCAAAGCAAAACGAGCAGGAAAAGCTGCTGGAAAGCAGTTTGTAGCACAGCCTGAAAAGGTTAAAAAGAAAGTAAAACCATATCGGAAGGTCAAATGAAAGCTCTACTAGCTAAACTTCTTTCAATGTTCAATGCACCGGAACAATTAAAGCCAGTTGAGCCCATTATTGTCCCTAAAAAACCGGTTAAAAGGGTTGTTAAAAAGGTTGTTAAGAAAACTACTACGCGCAAGCCAGTGGCTAAAACACCAACAGTAAAGACAACAAAGGTTAAAAAATGACAACTAGTGGCTCTACAGCATTTAATTTAGAGTTCCGTGACCTTGCTGAAGAAGCATACGAACGTTGCGGGATTGAAATCCGTTCAGGTTACGACTTAAGAACTGCCCGTCGTTCAATGAACCTTCTTTTAATTGAATGGTCAAACCGCGGTATTAACCTTTGGACAGTAGAGCAGGGTCAAATCCCTATGGCTACGGGGCAAGGACTTTATCCGCTACCAACAGATACAGTTGATTTGATGGATATGGTTATCCGTACTAACGCAGCTGTAAACTCAAATCAGATTGATATTAATATCAGCCGTATTGCTGAACCGACTTATATGTCGATTCCAAATAAATTAACTACAGGTAGACCAATTCAAGTCTACGTGAACCGTCAATCTGGCATGGATAACGCGACCGCCCTTACATTAAACGGCGGGATTAGTGCTACAGATACAACTATTACTCTTAGTTCAACCTTGGGGCTTGCTACTACTGGGTTTATTAAGATTGATTCTGAAACGATTGGTTACGCAAATATTACTGGTAATCAATTAGTAAACTGCTACCGTGGGCAGAATGGTACAACAGCAAGTGCGCATCTAACTGGTGCTGCAATTACTAGGCAGAATCTTCCGTGTATTAACGTATGGCCTACTCCTAATCCTCCTGGCGACCAGTATGTATTCGTGTACTACCGTTTACGCCGTATGCAAGATGCAGGCGAAGGGGGTACTTATGAGCAGGATATGCCATTCCGTTTAATCCCTGCAGCTACAGCTGGTCTTGCCTATTATTTAAGTATGAAGAAACCAGAAGTTCCACCAGACAGAATTATGATGTTAAAAGCAGCTTATGAAGAGCAGTGGGATTTGGCGTCTTCTGAAGACCGAGATAAAGCCCCGGTACGTTTTGTACCGAGAAACATGTTTTACTATAGATAATGCCTAATCAATTTGCATCCGGTAAGTATGCAATTGCTCAATGTGACCGTTGTGACCAGCGGTACATGCTGAAGGAATTGCGTACACAAACAGTCAAGACTAAGCCTTATAAAATTAAGGTGTGTAAGTCTTGCTGGGACCCTGACCATCCGCAATTGCAGTTGGGTATGTACCCTGTGAATGACCCACAGGCAGTTAGAGAACCAAGACCAGATGTATCTTATTTACAGTCAGGACAGACAGGTTTGCAAGAACTTTTGACAGATAGCACTAGCCAATTAGGTATAGGTTTTCCGTCTGATGGTAGTAGAGTTATTCAATGGAACTGGAACCCTGTTGGGGGGCCTAGGCTAAACGATAACGGATTAACGCCAAATACCTTGCTAGGGCAGGGACAACTTGGTACAGTAACGGTAACAACTAATTAGGAGTAAATCATGGGTTATAAATCAGGCGCAGATGGCATTGCTAAAAAAGGTAAAACAGAAGGTCGTAACCTTGGCAATTCAGGTCCATCAGTAGGTATTGAAAACGGTCCAAAACATAGCGGCTCTAAAGGCGGCAAGCGTAATATCGACATGAAAACCATGGGTCGTGGCTTAGCTAAAGTCGCTGCTCAGAAGCGAGGTTAATCATGGCTTACAGCATGAAAAAAGGCGGGAAAGAAGTAGGCCCAGCTTCTGTGTATGCTGAGCCACACACTATGGACGGTAAAAAAATGAAAAATGTTAAAGATGCGGTAGTTAAACCTGGTAATGGCGTAGACAAAGTAAATATGTCTGTTAGCGGTTACAGCAAGGGTAACTTTGACCCTATCAACAAGAACGGCGAAATGAAGATTCGTGGTACAGGTGCGGCTACCAAGGGTACTAAAGCACGCGGTCCAATGGCTTAAAGGGTAAATCTTAATGAATTACACTACTCTGTTTGAAACCATAAAAAGTTATGTAGAAAATGACTTCCCAAACCAGTCTTGGACTGACTCGGCGGGGTCTGGTACAGCTACGCTTACTGGTACAGAACAGATTAACATCTTCATTAAGCAAGCAGAACAACGTATCTATAACTCAGTACAGCTTCCAGTAGAACGTAAAAACGTTACTGGACTGCTAACAACGGGTAACAAATACTTAAATGTACCGACAGATTGGTTGTCTACGTTTTCGTTATCAGTAATTCACCCAACCACACAGGCTCAGACTTATCTTTTAAACAAAGATGTTGAGTATATTAGAGAGTGCTACCCACCCCCTGATACGCTTGATACCCCAAAGTATTACGCTATTTTTGACAATACGACGTTTATCTTGGGTCCAACACCAGATGCTGGTTACAACATGGAGCTACACTATTACGGGTATCCAACATCTATTGTTGATGCCGTAGGTGGCACTAGTTGGCTCGGTACTAATTTTGATTCTGTATTACTTTACGGGTCTCTCTTGGAAGCATATACTTTCATGAAGGGCGAAGCTGATGTAATTCAAAACTACACAGCACGTTACAACGAAGCATTAGCTCAGTTGAAACAGCTTGGTGAAGGTAAAAATCGCCAAGACACTTATAGAACAACGCAAGCAAGGGTGCAAGTACAATGAACTTCGACTCAGTAGACGGATTTTTAGGTGGGAATGTTTCAGTGCTTTCAACAACTGGGCGCGGTTTTACCCCAGAAGAGTTAGCTGAACAAGCTCTAGACAAGATTGTTTATGTAGGTTCTAAGTCTCACCCAGTGATTCGCGAACAGGCAGAAGCATTTAAGAACAATCTACGTATTGTTCTAATTCAGTACTTGCAACAAGCGGTGCGCTCAGACCGTACGACTATTGCTAATCGTTTAAGAGAAGCTGGTCACCCTGAGTTAACTATTTTATTAAAAGATTAAGGAGTCCTTAAATGGCTATTACTCAAGCAATGTGCACGTCTTTCAAAGCTCAGCTTTTGTTAGGTGCTCACGATTTTCGTCCTTCAGCTCAAGCTGGTGCCGACACATTTAAACTAGCTTTGTATACATCTTCAGCTTCATTAGATGCTAATACAACTACTTATACGGGTTCAAACGAGGCTACTGGTGTTACAGCCGGTGGTTTGGCGCTAACTAACATTGGTGTTGGTACAACAAATACTAACGCTACTGCTGGTACAGGCTTTACAGACTTTGCGGATTTGACATTCTCAAACGTAACTACAACAGCTCGTGGCGCTC